TGTGGTGCCAAAGGCAGAAGTAGAGGTCGTTGTTAGAGGGTACCTCGATTTTTCCATCACTTTCGTTTTTCTTGAATTTGGCCGAAATGTACTCTGCCAGATACCCCTCGATTTTGATGTTAATTTCTTTTAAAAGTAGTCGTTTCTTATTCTCCATGGGTCTATTTGATGATTTAGTGTTCCTACAGTCCTACAATCCTACAAATTAGGAGTTGTGTTTTACAAAGATACTAATAATCAATGACATACGCAAATTATTACACTTAAATTTCGACCTACAAAGGGGCAAAAACACGTCCTACACGACCTACAAATGCCCGATTTGTAGGTTTTAGTCCCAAAAACGACCTTTTTTGCCCATGAAGGCCATTTCCTACAATTTCCTACACCGACCTACAAACCTACAAACTCATCAAACGAACAAAAAACAACATAACATATTGATATATTGATATATACATATAAGGTTAATGATGTAAGAAAAGCGAATTGTAGGATTGTAGGATTGTAGGTCGCATGTTTTTTAAAAAATCTCCTCGAAAAGGATGTTTTTCCTTGCTTTTGACAAATTTGGGGGTTCGGGGGTTTTTGTCGAGGTAAAAGGGAGAAAACGGGAAAAACGGCACGATATTTGTTTTCGAGGCGAGAGGGCTCGGTATTTTCGTACCTTTGTATGTATATTGGGGAGGTGTATTCTCTTTTCGGATTATGATAAATAGATGGTTATATTATGATATGCTTGCCCAACGTTAGAGATATGCTTGCCCAACGTTAGAGATATGCTTACCTAATGCTATAAAAACGAAAAAAGGGATAGCTCCGTTTGAAAACTATCCCCTGCTGTGATGGTTACGGTTAGAATGGTTTGTCGCTGTCGTCTTCCTGTTCGGTGGCTGGCGCAGGTTCGGCGGCCGTGGGGTCGCGGCGGAAGTCCATGTTGTACATCATCTTGAAAAGGTCGTAGTTAACGATGATGGCACTGGTCATCTTCGATTTGGGCTTGCGCAGCTTCACCATGGTCTCTTCGGCATCGTTGCGCGCCACCTCGATGGTTTCTTTCCACTCGAAACGGTGTGAAGACACCGTGCCGATGTAAGAGGGGTGCGAACGAAGGTTCTGCTCGATGGTGGAGAGGGTGGTGTTTTCGGTGTTCATGCCCGCCTTCTCGTAATAGCTGAATATGGCCGACAGGCGGATAAACATCACCTGTGTGTCGGGTTCGAAGGTGAACGTCTTCTTGTTGCCCTGCGCATCCGTGCCGGTGATTTTCGTCGGCTGCTCGATGCGGAAGTCGCGCCCTTCGACAACGGCCTTGGTGTCTATCATCACGTCCATGGCGTTGAAGAAGATGGCCAGCTTGTCCGTGCTGCGAATAAGCGACAATTGGAACTCGATTTTTTCTTGGGCAATTTTGAAGAATTCTTCGTAAGTGAACGGCAGCATCAGGTCGGTGTGTCGTTCAATCAGCTTTAGCATGCCAAGGAACAGGCTAACGGTCTTCATCAGTCTGTCGCGCTCACCCGAGTTTACGACATCCTGTTTCAACTCCTCATAGGCCTCTTGTTTCAATTGGCGGAAGTGGTCCATCACCTGCGGCCGCAAGGCCAGTATGTCGAGCAGCACGTTGGAGAGTCCCACCTTGTTGGGGTCTTCGATGCGTTTGAGTTCTTCAAACAAGCGTGTTTCCTCGGGAGTGCGGTTCTTCGGCTTTGGTACTTCGCAGATGATGACGCGGCTCATCAGGGCGTTGTCATCGCGTTGTGGCGTTTCTTGGCCACAGATTACCACCGGGGCATACACCTTATCATTCTCAATTTCCCTACCCGATACTCCACGGCGTTTCTGTTTGCCGTCGCCATCGTACACGATGCCTTTCAGTGCCTGGAACTTCACATTGGAGATGTCCTTGTTGTTGTACTCGTCCAATACCACCGGCACGTCCCGAAATGTTCCCATGATGGTAGACATGGCGGCATCCGTACCTGTGTTCAGGTTGAATATGGGTACAGTGGGCGAGATGAACAGCGAACGAATGGATATGCCTATCTGTGTCTTACCCGACGACATCGGACCCATGAAGAAGGGAGCGGTGAAAAGCCTGTCGATGCAATGGATATTGCTGCGGAAGGCGCACATGATGGCGTAGAGCGTGGCCCATTTGCCGTTATTGTTTATCTTGTAGACACGGTTCATCAGGTCGGCCCACTTCTCGAACGACACCTTTTTCTCTTCGGGAACTTCCTTATAAACTAGCTGTGAAATGAGTTCGTACTTGTCCGATTGGCGGCCACTGCCGGCGTAGATGGTGGAGAATGCGGGGAGGTAATAGTTCTTCTTATTGTGCGCCACGACGCCTAGTTCGTCTATCGGGCTGAACGTGGGCTTGTCGTCCACGGTATGGAAGATTCCGTTTGCGAATGCGAAGAACATGCTGTCCGTCTTACGGCTAGTGCCTTCTTCCTGCTGGTTGCCGTAGACCTGCACTTCCGAACACATCACGAAGTGCCGGCTCATGTATTCGCGTATCTTCGTCCAATGCTGCTCTTCACCGTTGGTGAAGTTCACGGCCTCGAGGTTGATGAGAACCTCTTCGATGGAAGATTTCTTAAGCAGCGATTTCGATGTTACCTCTATGTATAACGGAGTGGGGTAATACCTGCGGTTGATGCGCAACACGCGCTTGTTCTGCTCATAGTCGTCGCTGTAGATGTGCAGCAGGGGCGTCATGAAAAAGTCGCCCACTTGTGTGAAGCCGCTGCCGTTCTTGTTTTGGAACATGTAGCAGACCGGCTCTCCCTTCTTGTTGAGTCTCGGGAAATACTTGCATTCGCGGAACATGCTTGAATACTCCTCGCTGTCTTCCACATATTTTGGAAGGTTGTCGGGGTCGAAATCGTCCGTACCGAGGCTGTCGCCCTGCATGTTGATGGCAATGGTGGCCTTTCGTTTGGCGGCAAATGGCTTCCTTATCTCGTCAAACTGCCCTTTCGTGATGCCTAACTGCAGGCAATAGGTATTCTTGTTGATGGTAACTACGGATTCTTCGGCATAACTGGTAAGCTCGATGCAACGGGCGATGACCGGCACCTTGTCGCCGAGGTATCCGTCTAAGAATGAACTGTGGAGCTTAATGTAGGCGTTGATGAAGGGCTCGTTGAACTCGCCCCTCTCGATAGAGAGGTTGGTTACGCCACCGCAATATATCTCGCGAAGCGCACGAAGGTAATGGCTCTCTTCACCATTGGCATTGATGGCACACCCCTCAATGCTGGCCACGTAATAGCCGTATGCCTTGCGCAGTTCTTGAATATCGGTGGACGCGGGAACACCCGACACGTAGACTATCGGCTCTTCACCGTAGTTGTCCAAAAAGTCTTGGAAGACGGAAGTGAGCAGCGCGGGCTTATCCTTTTCCACATTCTCTTTGAGCATGTCCAGTCCGAACAGCCCGGGCTGCATCACCGCTTTTTCGGCCACATCAGCAATGTTACGCCGCATGTCGCGCACCTTGCGGTCTATCAGGTCGAGTTTCGTGTCAAAATCTTTGGCCAGCTCTTTCATATATCCCATTCTCAAGGTGGCATCCTGCACGGCGGCCACTAACGAGGCGATAGAGTTCAGCCCATTGTTTATCACATCGGGGTCTTGCTCGCCCTTTGGAATGAGCAGTTTCCTGAAGAGCTTGGGAAAAGTCTCGGTCTTGTCTTTCAACAGCCTTTCGGTTTGTTCCTCGTTTGCTCGCGCGAAGTCGTCGGGGTCCTTGCCTTTGGGTAGGCGCACACCCTTTACATTGACTCCGGCCTTAAGCAGTAGCTCGCAGTTTTTAAGTGCGGCCTTGATGCCTGCCGGGTCGGCGTCGTATATCATCACCACCTGTTGGGTGAAGCGCGTTATCAGCCTCACTTGCTCGTCGGTAAATGCAGTTCCGCTGCCTGCGATGACGTTCTCAATACCTACGGCATGAAGCGAAAGCACGTCGAACTGCCCCTCGACAAGGTAGGCGAAACCCTTCTTGCCAATGGCCTTACGTGCCTGATAGAGCCCAAACAGGTGTTTACCCTTTGTGAACAAAGCCGTCTCGCCCGTGTTTATGTATTTGCCCGTATTCTCGCGCGGTGTTACCATCCTACCTGAAAAGCCCACTATGTGGCCCTGCAGATCATAGAATGGGAAAACCAAACGGTCATTGAAGAAATCGTACTCGTAACCTTCGGCCGATGTGGCGATGATGCCCACGTCTTTCAGACGAGCAGATGAATAACCTTCCGAGGTTAGTTGTTTCATGGTCACACTCCCCTTCGGGGCATAACCAACGCCATAATCTGCAATCGTCTTATCTGCGGGCTTGTAGCCTCGTTTCGAGAGGAAGTCGGACGCTTGTGACAGGTGTTCGCGGTAGAACTTGGCCGCTGCCTCCATGACAATGAAGTTCGCCTCACGAAGACGGTAGCGTTGTTCTTCTTCCGCAGTCATTTCTTTCTCGGGAAAATCGATGTTCGCAAGCTTTGCGCACCAGCGTAGAGCCTCGGGAAAAGTAAGGTTAAGGTGTTGTTTCACGAACTCGATAACGTCGCCACCAGCTCCGCACACAAAGCAGTGGTATGTCTGTTTTGCAGGGCTGACCACCATAGAGGGGTGACTGTCGTTATGGAAAGGGCAGATGCCCTTATAATTGATGCCGGCCTTTTGAAGGTGCGTGAACGACTCAACTACATTCACAATGTTCAATGCCGACTTTACCTTGTCTATAAATAGTTTGTCTGTCATTGGTTTTCCTCCTCGAATAGATTTAGCTGGCGCGCCTCGAAGGCTTCTTCCTGTGTCACGCCCAGGTAGTTGGCCACGGCATGGTATTCTTCCGGGGTTATGGCCTTATGTCCCCAGTAGAGCGTCCAAAAACGTTTCTGTCCTATTCCAGTCTCGTTATAAAACGTCTTGCTCGGGCGGAAGTCTTCGGGATGCTTGAATGCGGTTTTCAGTAGTTCTTGCAATATATTGCGCTTCACGGTACGGCCAACAGACATTCTCCTGCGAATGGTAAACTGTCGCACAGACATGGGCGTGCGACCAAGTTTTTGTGCCATGTCCTCAAATGTCTCCTTTCCAAAGTTTGTTTGGACATAGGCAATTTCTTCAGAAGTCCATCTTCTTTTTGTTTTCATCCTTTATCCGTTTTATCTGTTGGTCAAAGCTTCGTATGCGGCTGGCATCATAGATGCCAATGTTCCCCATGTTTGCTTGGACGTAGGCGCAAAGAGCCTCATGTATAAGCATCAGTTCCCTTTCTCGCAGATCATTTATGGAGTACTTTCCGCGGGTGTCTCTATCTATATACATCACTCAAAACTTAGATCGAACGCAGTGTCTCGCGTAACGGGGCAACCTTCGTTAATGTTAAGCCTTCCGTCCTCATCGAACGTCAAGTATTCTTTGGGTGCATTGTCGCGGGAGGCAGAATACCCCCGCCCATAACTGTCCCACATCAGTATCATCATGTCAGTATGGGCAATCACCTTCCGCACCGAGTTCTTGTTTATTATCACCTCGTCGATACTGATTTTGCTATTAAGGCCGACGATGGCCTCTTCAAAGTCTTTCACTTTCATCTTTATGGTATTTTAATTTGCAGTTTTCAATTATTTCATATTGCACATAAGTGTTCTTCCTCGTGCAGTATAATCCGTTTATACAATGGCGGACATGGCTGCACGTTTGGCATTCTCTTGGAGGTAAGGTCTTCATTCTCTAGCTAGAATACATCTCCGCAGATACTGGTAAGCAGGTCGAGTTCCAGTATCGAGAACTTTCCACGCGCGATCTTAGAATACCACCCAGGGTAGCTTATCGATGTTTTTTTTAAGAAAGCTTCCCTTATCGCTTTCTTTTTCTTTATGTTCTGCTTTTTGTAATACAGAACAAAATTGTTACTTTTTTCTCCCATTGCTTGTGTATATAATTTTGTATTATTAATTTTATAATGCAAAGTTAAGATAATCTTGACTTATAACCAAGAAAAACTTGGTTTATTTAAAACAAAAAGTTTACTATGTTGCATATTGGCCTGAAAATTAAGTATTTGATGGATAAAGAAAATCTTGACGCGGCTAAGCTAGGGAAAAGATTAGGCAAAACGAAGCAAGCTGTTTATGACATGATTGTGAAAGAAGACCTTAACACGAGCGTCCTCCGTAAACTTTCAAACATATTCAATGTTCCCATGGCATATTTTGTCACAGAAAACTTATCTCCGAATGAATACAAGAGCCGTGACTTGATGCAATTATGCAAGTCACTTGTAGAGAATTACCAGCAACGTGACGAGGTTATGACACAGCTGGTGTCCATGGTTGGAAACATTGCGCCTGAGCCACAAGAAGAAAACAAAGAGGAAGAAAACGAAAATCAAGAATAGCATGAAAAAGATGAGAATAACCGGTGAAAGTAAGGATGGTAAAATGCTAGACCATGTAAGGGATGTGCTGCAATTTCTTGGCTTCAATGTTGAAGATGAAGGCATACCTCATTTTCCTAACGTATTTCTTGTAGGCATATACCAAGACGGACGACTGCATGTCGACCAGAAGTATGATAACGTGGACTGGCCTAAAGCAAGACAAGCCATGATCTTTGTATATGTTGAAGCCAACAATAGCTGGACCATTAGACATATATCTGAAAACTATGAAATTCATAAACAGTACATTGGAAGGAAGAATTTTCGGATATGTATTAGCGATTGGGACAAAAGGGAACTGTTTGTCTACAAGGGTATAGATTGGTACGATAGACGCTACTTGGATTATAATAACTTCAGGAATGAAATAAAGGGTGCTTGGTCCGAATATCGAGAATTTCTAGAAGGAAAGAAAAGCACTAAATGGCGACTTCTTTCGCCATAACAATATATTAAAATCCACATAAGCCATTGATATATAATGTAATACTAGACTATATCATTCGGTTAGGACTCGGTTTACATCTACATTATTATAATTTATGCCCTATTGATTATCAATCTGTTACAAAATACGAGATAGACAGAAAAAGTCCAGTAATCCCGACAGAAAAGAATGAAAGGGGTTGATAATCAACCCCTTTCTTCTTGTCGGGGGTGTTTCACTCGGCGAAAAGTCGGCGAACGCCTTTTGCAACACATTTTTTGTTCAACATAGGGCATTTCAAAGAAATTTAGAGATGCCAAAAAAAATTTTGCTTTCTCAGAAAAAACAATCGGCAATCCATGAGGTTGTCGGATGGAAGTTGCCGAAGTTTCACCAGGCTTCGGAATGTTACGTTGCGTTCTCGGCTTTCAATCCGGAGCGGGGCAAGTTGTGCATGAAGAAGATCATGCTGGGACACATCCATGGGAAACGGCAGCAGCGGCAGTATGGCGAAGACCTCGTGAAACGGCTGACCGAGAAACTGATGAGCGGTTGGAACCCGTGGATAGAGAGCGTGCAGCCGCTTGAATACACGGAGTTCGACATGGTGTGCGAGAGGTATAAGGAATACCTGTTTAAGCTTTATCGCGAGAACAACATGCGCGAGGAGTCCGTCTCGACGTACAACAGCTGCCTGAACATCTTGCGCGAGTGGAAACGGAAGAAGAAAGTCAACCTCTTCTACGCCTACCAATTCAACAACCTTGTGGTAGGCCAATTCCTGGACTATGTCTTCATCGACCGCAACAACACGTTGCAGACGCGCAACAATTACCTGGCGTGGCTTAAGACGTTCAGCAAGTACCTGCTCGAGCGAGGCTACATAAGCGTAGACCCGACGGCCTGCTATTCGTTGGTGCAACGCAGGAGCCAGCGCAAGAGCCGCGACGTCATCCCCAACGAGGTGTTGGCGGAGCTGAACGAGTGGCTGCGCGAGCATAACAAGCATTACCTGTTGGCGTGCTACATCCTGCACTACCTATTCGTGCGCCCCAAGGAAATGAGCTACCTTAAAGTGGGCGATTTTTCGGTGAAGCGGAAGACGCTGCACCTGCACGGTTGCAACACTAAGAACCATAATGATGCCGTGATAACGCTGCCCGACCACGTGCTTAAGCTGATGCTGGAACTGGGCGTTTTCAACAATCCCAGCCATTATTACCTCTTCGGCGAGGGTTTCAAGCCCAGCGAGACGTACCACAGCGAGAAGGCGTTCCGCGACTATTGGGACAGGCGTGTGCGCAAGGCGTTGAACATGAGCGCGCGGTATAAGTTCTATTCGCTCAAGGACACGGGCATAACCAACATGCTGCGTGCCAACACCGACATACTGACCGTGCGCGACCAGGCGCGCCACTCTTCCATCCTCATTACGGACATCTATACGCCCAAAGACATCAAGGAAGCCAACAAGTGCATACTGGGCTATCGGGGCGTGTTGTGAATAAGGGTAAGCGAAAAGTCCACGTGTTTCTCAACGGTAAT